ATATGGGCCATCAGGCACAGCGTTTGATTACTTGGTTTCTTCCGTTTCTGACTCGATTGATTCCCGCCCGATCAATTTCAGCATCGTGGCGGCGGCAGTCTGCATCGCCTCGCAATCGAAGTAGTGGTTAGGACGGCTCCCAATCTGAATCCACGCCCACTTGCCTTTGTCTTTCACGCGGTGCTCGGACTCCATCTGCTTCAAATAATCTTCCGGCACATCGTCGGGAACTTCCCATGTCACGCCATTGGCCGGGTCTTGGTTCCGGCGTAGCCGGGCCAGGGAGTCTTTGATATTGAGGTTGCTCCAGTAATGAACGTGGCACCAGCGGCTCGCGCCGAGCACCACTTTCCGCCGGGGCGAATAGAACCGCTGGATCGATTTTCCGCCCTTGGTTTTATGAACGAATGTCGTGCGCTTGTCGCCCATCAACGCTATCCACCCGCGCTCGGAGCATTGCTTGTAAACCTCATAGGTGGCGTTCCCGGCATCGACGAACACCAGGTTCGAGTGGATCGAGAACCGCTTCTGTAACGCATCCACGTCCTCGAAAGTGAGGATACGCTCACACCAGAGTAGCTGGGATGAACCATCGGCGCTCCAGGAACGTACCACGGCGTAGAGATGATCCATCTGGCAATCCACCGTTAGCATCCGAAGCGGGATGGTGCGCACACCCTCCTGAAACGGCGGCGACACGATCTTACCAAACCGGTCGATACCCGCCTCGTCACACCAGGGATCGCTCATCTTGTAACCGGAAGTCGTGATCTCCAGCTTGAAATCCTCCAGGTATTCGCGCCACGGCAGCCCGAGCCGTTTCTGGTAGAACTGCTGGATCAAAGACGTGTCGCCCTTCCGCGCCGCCTGCTTGGCCCGAAGATAAAGTTCCGCGAGCTTGCCCCAAGACATGGTGGCGAGCGCGTTCCAATGGAACCCGACATTCTCGCGAGCCGCTCGAGGATTCTGCGGAACGAACTGGCCCGTGGCATTGAGCCGACGCCGGGTTTCATCGGTGTCCTCAAAATAATGGTTGCACGCAGCGCACCGCAGCGCCGTGGTGGCATGAACCCGGACGAAGTCGTATTGCTCGTTCTCGTCCTTGCAGTCTTTCGACCACTCTACATTTTCCCATAGGAATGGCTGCCGATGCCCACACTCGGGACACGCGAACGTCCATTCCCGCATGTCGGTCGTCTCGTGCTTTCGGTGGGTGTCGTCGTCTTCCTCGCCGCCCTGGGACATGAAGATACACTTGCCCAACCACCCGAACGCGGTGACGCGGGCTTCGGCCTCGGCCATGTGACCCGGTGGCCAGCGCCACGTTTCGTCCCCGATGAGCCAGCGAATGGAACGGCGCTGCAAATTGGTCTTGTTGTGCGCCCCGATAATCCAGAGCGTCATACCATTGGCAAAATGGATCGTCTGGTTCCGCCGCTTGTGCCGGTCGGCGGGAAAGAGCGCCTTTACCGGCTCACATTCATCAAAGATTTTCTGAAGCCGGGATTCGCTCTGGTCTTTGGCGTCCTCGTCCGTCTGGTCGAGCCAGAGCGCAGGGCCGGGGAGGTTGGCGATGATGTAGCAGAGCGCCACCTCGGGCGCGGTCGTCTTACTCGCCTGCACCGCCGCGATGATCGAGACAAGCCGAACCTTCGGATCAATGATGGCGTCGAGCACCTCTTTGATCTGCGGCGAGTTCTCGATACGAAACCGCCCCGGCATGGGCGAATACGGGATGGAACGAATATGCTCCTCGGCCCACGCCCAGGCCGGTTGGCGATCCGGGGGACGCCATGCTTCGCGCCAGATGACGGTGAGTTGTTCGCACTCCAACCGCTTTGATGCCGCCGGGCGCTGCTCTTTAGTGGGGGTGCTCACGGCGTGTTGCCACCTCCGGTATGGAGCACTTTGCAAACTTCATCGATGGCTCGGGCGCATTCCTCGCGGATGCCCTGCGCATCCTGGCCGCTCAAAATGGGCGGCAACTCGTTTTCAAACTTCGCCCGCAGCAGCGCGATGGCCTTCCCAACCTGCGTGAGCCAGTCACGGCGCACATCGGCCAGGAGAACATAGTCACCCCGTTTGAGCGCGACCTTCAGTTCCCGATCTTCGATTTCGGCGAGAAGTTTACGGGCCTTGAGTGCCTCCGGGTCGGGCGCAGCCGCTCCCTTGAACCCGTTTGCCTCAATGAATTGCCGCCACGCGACGATGTCGAACGTCCCGTCCGGCAATGCCTCCGGCGCACCTTTGCGTTTGATCCAGGCATGTACGGTTTGCCGGGTGACGCCTAAGATGCGTGCCAGATCGGTGACATCCTTGGCGAACGCAACCGTCGCCGGGCTGCTCGCGGCCCGCGATTTGAGAAGCGCAAGCTCGGTGCCGCTAAGCGTCTTACCTGCCGCGACTTTCTTCACCAGGTTCTTCCAGTTCGCTTCGAGCACCCTGGAAGCCATTTCCGGCGTGATGGAGGATGTCTCACTCATGCCAATGCGGAAGTGTCAAAGCGACTTTACAGTTTTACGCCCGTACAAGGCCGCGTTAGCGGATTTCTAAACGGCCCCACGCCTTGAGCCAGCGCCATTTCGCTGAGTGGCCCTGCGAGGAAAAGTGTAAAGCGCGAAAAAATAACTTCTCACACAAATTGACCAGTGGACGCGCCAACCCCGAGCCTTTTCCCGGCCATTAAAAGATTCCTTTTCGCCAGGGCTGGCAGGCTTGGCCCACGTTCGCGCGACGTTGGCGCGTGTGGCCTCATTTTGGTTCAACTGCCCCGCTGTTGTCGATTGGTCTCACGTCTAATCTCACTAAGATTCTCGCGGACATGAACCAATCGCAGGCCAAATTCCGCATGGAACTTGAGAAAGCGATTTGGCAATTCTGGATCACACCAGACTGGATTGCTGCAGCAGTCAACACTGCGGGTTAGCAACTCGGCGTTGATATCAATTCCTTCATCAGCAGCGAAACGCACCACGATCTCCTCAAAAGTGGTGGGAAAATGATCCACGACCGCCTCTGTGGCTGGGTAGATCTTCCCTGAGTAGCCAGAGACGAACTCCGCCCCGCACGAGGCTAAACGGCTCAATCGAAATTCTTCGACCACTGGGCGTACGAGCATTCGTAAGGAGCGGCGGTTGAGAAGTCCAGGACCATGCAGGCAGGATGGGATGCCAAAGTCGGTGGGCTGTCCTTCCATGCGCTCAATCCAAAAGCAGCTCCCCGGATGATCTGGGGCAGGCGCGACAAAAAAGGCTTTGATCCCCGCACCAATTTTCTGCTCTGCATCAACATGAGACCGGAGCAGGTCAGTCAGGACTGCAATTGCCTCAGGATCGGTAATGAAACCTTTGTCCTCGTGATCAAGACGAATGCGGCGCACGTATTCGGTAACGGCATTCTTCGAAGTGAATGTCTTTCCTCCAAATTGGTAGATCCTTCGCTTTGGCATTTCGCAACAAATCCTACCACACTGGAAACAGACGGCAGAGAACTTTGTGAATGGTGTTCACTGCGCCGTTATCGCTTTTCCTCCAAACGCCGAATGGAATCGCGGCATTCGCCAAGCGTGCGCCGCAGATCGTAGAAGTATTCGAGCGCCTTTATGACTAGATAGCCTGAGCCGAAGATGGCTGCCATGACGCCGATGTAAGTGAAGATGAAGAGCAATGTGTTCATATATTTTGGGATAGCTGTTAAAGGCGTTGGTAGAGATCGGCGATCCAGCGAAGATCGTTCTTCAATACACGCCGGGCGTTTTCCGGCCAGGTGTCGAGCGGATCGTCTTCCATCCGCTTGTTGAACCAGAGGCGGAACCCGTCGATGAAGCGCACGTATTTAACCCAGCCCTTGTTCGGATCGGGCTTCGTCGATTTCTCCACCGGCATCGGCAGGATGCCCGTGGTGAGGTAGGCTTGACGCAACGACGTAGCGTCGTTCAAAACGGAACCATGGTTCCGTTTTGCTAGCGCCATGTATTTCCTTGCAGTCCGGTCGCTGATCTCGGGTAGATTCGCTTCCAGCCAATCGAGCCAACTTCCATGACCGAGCGACTCCTTCTGTTGAAGGAGCAA